TTCTGCTTCTTGTTAGCCTTCTTAGATGCCATAGAGCGAAGTCAAATGTATATACTGAACCGGGGAAGTTCATCGGGGGACCAAACCAACTCTCGGAAATATTGTTCCAAAGCCAGTTGCGTGCACACGGGGATGTCAAAAGCGAGCTCAAATGAGGAACGCGTCTCGGGGCTAACAACATGGTCAAGCATAGAAATATTCTTGCTCATCCAATACAGCCCGTTGCGCTCTTCAACCTGGTCCCATTTTGCCCCACGAAGCCCGTGTCTCCGAATAAATTCATAATACTCAAAGACAACAGGCAAACACGAGGTCAAAGCACAACCGCTGGACCCCACACAGTGCATCCACTGGCGAAGCTCCACGGGCGTGCGGGGCCGGCGGGATACAGCGTCCTTGGACATCGACACGACCACGTTACGGACCATGCGATACCCGCAACCAATTCGCACTGGGCGACACTGGCAAAATTCAATATGCTCAATGTACCTAGCGACTGGCTCCTGTGTGAGTGTAAACCCAAACTCCAGGAAACGCTGAGTAATGGACTCTATGAGGTGTAAATCACGCGCTTCAAATATAAGCACGCAATCGTCCCCATTGTTTATGAGTCGAGCTCTGAGGCCAACATGCTGGCAAAACCACAACATCATGAGCACCATCAATATGACGTTGCCCAGAGACGTGTTCATATCACCAGACATGCGAGACCCAACTTTGGTGTACTTAATGTCACCATCATCAGCTCTTGCCAAACCCCTGTTCACAATCTGCTGCATCAACAGCGATGCAAGTTCATCACTATTAAACAACTCGTTATAAATAGAGTGCTCAAATAGCAATGCTGCAGCACTGACATGTTGGTCAAACCGACTAGCGTCAAACCCAACGGCAACGGGCTCACTGAATGTTGACCACGCCTTATGGATGGCATCACCCACCTCATCGGCGTTCATGTTTTTCATCACAGTAGGCCCACCCCACAACTCATCCAATGCATGATAAATATCATGCTCAACAACTGCCAAATACCGGCCAACTTCAATGTTGTATCTCACGGTACGCGGCTGAATGATGCGAGGTGCCGGGTCCCCTTTCTTGGAGTTTATTTTCTCGCACTTGACAAACGCACCATCTATCCGAGAGTCAGAATATGCTATGGGCTTAGCATATAAAGACTCTAACCCAACCTCGTACACCTTGCGCTTAAACGCCGGTCGAGAGGCAACAAATTCCTCTCGGGACATCGGAGTTCGAGCACCTAAGGCGCGCGTCAGCTGGATTGCTAGCCCATGGAGCCGGAGGGGAAATATCCCTGGGACGGGTTGTGGAGGTGGCTGCAACACCTTTTGGCCGTCTATTTCGGCCTCCACATTATAAACCCGTTCAATTAGGGCTCGACGCAGGTTTGCGTATGAGTTGTTGTGTATTATGAACCGGGTACTAGTTCCGATTCCTAT